TTTGGGGTGGTCTTACTTTAAGACAGCGCCAGAAGATCAGAGATCAACGAGGCATTAGATTGAATCAGGAGAAGGACATTGCTTAATCTTTCCCGCGCTTGGAGTGGAGTGCTTACCAAAGCAACACCACTACCTGATGTGTGGGAAGGGTTAAAGACAGAAGGTATTAAGTTTCGTAGAGGCCAAGTATGTATGGTTGCTGCTGCACCTAATGCTGGTAAGTCTATGTTCGCTCTGATCTATGCAATCAAAGCCAAGGTTCCTACACTTTTCTTCTCCGCAGATACTGATACTACTACTGTAATGATGAGGTCTGTATCGCATCTATCTGGTCACTCACAAGTGACAGTAGAGGCAAACCTTTCAAGCGATAGCCAGTACTACAACGCACACTTAGACAAACTTTCACACATCAAGTGGGTCTTTGATTCATCTCCAAACATTGATGACTTGGAGTTAGAGATCAGGGCCTACGTTGAACTCTATGGACAGCCACCTGAGTTGATTGTCATTGATAACTTAATGAACATAACCGCTGAGACGGACAACGAATGGGCAGGACTAAGAGCAATTATGATGGAGCTACACGATATGGCACGCAAGACTGAGGCCTGTGTAATGGTGCTCCACCACGTATCAGAACAGTCAGAGTATGGGTCACCAACAAACCCACCTCATCGCAGAGCAATTCACGGAAAGGTCAGTCAGTTACCTGCACTGATACTTACACTGGGCTATGACCCATCGCAAGGAATACTAAAGGTAGCACCGGTAAAGAATCGTTTCGGCGCACACACTGCAGATGGAAGCAAGTATGCACAGCTACTGGTAAACTACGCAGCAGTACAGATATCAGATCAAAATGAGTTTGGTTGGATGCTAAGGAAAGATACTATTGCAGGATACCAAGGAGGGTATAATGTCTGAACCAGAATTAACAAACAAGTACCGAGATAATCTAAAGATAGATGCACTACGTGCAGATGTGGACTCCATCAAGGTAGACCTCACCAACTTCGTTGGTGCGTTGCTGCAATCTGGTGTTGTCGAATTAGTTAAAGATGAAGAAGGCAATGTCATCTATAAAATCAACAAGGTTGTATTGGTAGATGAGTCAGTACAACAAGACTAAAGGTTCTCAGTTTGAGACAGATGTAATGAAGTGGCTCCGCAAGGCGGGGGTTCTTGCAGAGCGTCTGACTAAAGCTGGGGCAAAGGATGAGGGCGACATCGTTACTGTTATCGCGGGAGAAACCTATATCCTTGAACTCAAGAACAGGGCAACCCTTTCGTTGCCTGAGTTCTGGAGAGAAGCACAAGTTGAGGCGCTTAACTATGCAAAGGCTCGTGGTCTTGGGGAAGTACCACTGTCATATGTAATAGTTAAGCGTCGCAACGCATCAATAGATCAGGCTTGGGTAATCCAAGACTTAACTCAATGGTTAAAGGAGAAACAGTAATGCCAGTACCAGGTGGAGAAATAACAACATCAGAGATACTTGTACCAGAAGTTGTACCAGTAGTAGAAGAAGAAGTTAATAATCTTATTCAAGAAGTATCTAATCTTATTATCGGTGGAGGCAACTCTTATGAAGTTGCATCAGATATTATTAAATTAGTTCTTGGTTGGGATAAAGATGATTTGCCAGAACTGTCATAAGGCAGGAGAAGAGAACGGCCTTACCCACTACAAGCGTTCAGTGCAATGGCACGATAAGTGTGATGACAAGGGGTGTGTATGCCAGCACAAGACTGGTCCAGGGTACGTAAAGCGGGCAGGTACAAAGGTGCCGTTGATGCAAACACAATCCCCATAGGTCCCATTGTCCAGCACTTCGGTGGTGAAGTAAGAGAAGGTAAGAGCGCATCAGTTAGATGCTGCCTACATAGCGACAGTCGCAGGTCTGCTGTTATGAATACCTACGATAACCTGTACTTCTGTCACACCTGCGGTAAGGGTGGCAATGCAGCTAACTTAGTGTGCATACTAGAGAACTTGGAGTTTAATGATGGCCTCAAACGTGCAGTCGAAATTGCTACTGGAAGCGGCGCAACAATACGCTCAGGCAATAAGTCAAGAAGCACTGGCCGTACTAAACGCACGTGGGATCTCTGAAGAGACAGCAGGACTGTTTCAATTAGGAACTATTACTAACCCAATCAATGGTCACGAGATGTATGAAGGGTGGCTATCCATCCCATACATCACAGCATCCGGTGGTTGTGTTGGCTTTAAGTTTAGACGATTAGATGATGCCAAGCCTAAGTATGGTTCACCTACTGGGCAGAAGGCACACCTATACAATGTTTGTGACATCACTGTTGACTCACCACACATCGTAGTATGTGAAGGTGAGTTAGATGCAATAGTCACAAGTGGAGAACTTGGGATACCAGCAGTGGGAGTACCAGGTGTTGCAGCCTGGAAGCCACACTTTCCTAAGCTCTTTGCAGGGTATGAAACTATCTTTGTTGTTGGAGACAATGACATTAAAGAGGATGGTTCTAACCCTGGAGCTGAGTTTGCTAAGCGCGTGGCGAATGAGGTAATGAACTCACAGATTGTTACACTACCCCCAGGTATGGACATCAATGATTATTACTTAGCCAATGGCATTGATGCCACGCGGAAGTTACTGATAGGGGAGTCGAATGTATGACAATGACAGAGAACGAGTGGGTCATAATGCTACAGACTTTGCAGCATATGGGCTTTCACATCTTGCAACAGGACATAGCGACACAACTGATACTCATACGCCCGCAACCAACCCGCTAGTAGATCACGCTGCTGTTACTGGCTACCGTGGGCAAGGTGTTACAACTGAGGACTTAACATCCTTCATTGAATCCTTTGCATCTCTTCGTGCTCATCGTGTTAAAGGTGTAGGCCACGACCAATACTCACACGCAAAGGGTCAGAAGTTTGAGTCCTTTACTGCATCAGATACCGTCAGAGAATTGATTGAAGAGTTAGCAGATGCTAGCAATTACATAGACTTTCTTGCCATCAAGTTGCTGAACATTCAGCACACTATAGATCGGGTGTTACCAGACTGTGACTGAACTACATCCAGTAATCTATGACCTAGTACCTAGCGTGGCTAACACTATCCATCGCAGGTATGTCAAGCACGTTGAGAAGGATGACATCAAGCAAGAGCTGATGGCTTGGGCTATGACTAGGGTTGAAGATCACACAGTTGATCTAATGGAACCTATCGAAGAACGACGCAGACATAACGAACAGCGCATCGCTTGGCAGATGAAGCGTGCAGGAGAACGCTATGCACGCAAGGAGAAGGCTGCTAAGTCTGGCTATCAGACTAATGATGAGGTTTACTACCAGACAGCTACCCTTGGTCAGTTGCTACCCTTTGTTATTGCATCAGTCATAGATGGCACAGTACTAGAACAAGCACAAGAGATGATTAAAGATGGACAACCTAAAGGTTCATCATCACCAGCAGAAGGTGGCAACCTGCTTGCCAACCTCATAGATATTAAGAATGGTTTCCTTAAACTAGACCAAGAAGACCAAACACTTCTTAGGCTACGCCACCACGAGAGCTTTACCTTGCAACAGATAGCACAATTCCTAGAGTGTGCTGTCTCTACCGCAGATCGCAGGTGTGATAAGTCTTTGCGTAGATTACAAGATAACCTAGGTGGGATTAGTCCGTGGCAATGAATGAAGAGTTGTTGTTTACCTTCTTGCGTGAGAGTTTATATCCTGATTTAGTAAAGAGTGAGGGCATCTTCGATGCCTATGACTGCATCTCTTTGCAAGCAGGTCACTACATAGAGTTAAAGTGCAGGGCTACCCACTACAACACCTTGCTGATTGAAGAGATGAAGTATCGCAAGCTGATAACCCAAGCTGCAGAGCGCGATCTTGTCCCTTACTACATCAACTCTACCCCTGCCGGTATCTTCTCCTTTGACCTGATGGATTTACCGGAACCAATATGGTACGTGCAGCATCTACCAGCCACCACTGAGTTTGATAGGATTGAAAAGGTTGACAAGTTAGTAGGTTATCTACCCATAGAGGAGGCGGTGCAGCTCTGATGCAGTACGACTATCGTTGCCCTGATTGCAACGCTGAATTAACTATTGAACGTTCTATCCACGAGGACCCACGAGATCCTTCTTGCTTTGTGTGCCACATAAGTATGGTTCGTAAGTGGGACTCTCCTGCTATCACCTTCAAGGGTAAAGGGTTTTACTCTACTGGTGGCTAGTGTTATTATTTATGCACTGGTAGGCGCCCGCCTACTGAGTGCTAGCAAGAAGCCCCCGCCAGTTATGGCGAGGGCTTTTTGTTTTGCTAGGAAAGGGTTAGAAACCCAGCACATCTATTAGTTGTTTACCTATGGTGCGAGTGTACACAGGTGGGATTGCTTCTACTAATTCTCCCCAGATCATCCAGTCAATTCCCATAGCTTCACGCGCTTGCTCTATAGTCTTTGCGGTATGCCCCCCCCCCGGAATTTCATCACGCATAGATCCGTAGATACCTACCGGCTTTCCCTGCTTCTTGTGGTCGCATACTGAGCCAGTTAATTGCACGTTAGACTCAAAGAGTCTATGCCTACGTACCTTTAGATTAAATGATGAGCCACAAAATTGTACCGGGTTAATCAATGGAGCACCCGGAACGTTCTCAATCACATAAGGCTTGCCACTAGCAATCAACGCCTCTCGTGTCTGAGGTATGAGATCTATCTTGTCCGTGCTCTTGCCCTGAGCGTTACGTAAATGCTGAGTGCGTGAGTGTGTCTGACAAGGTGGGCTAGCTGCAATCACATCAAAGGTACGCAAGTAATCCAAATCTTGCAGTATCTCCAAGCAATCTGCCTGTATAAACTCATACGGATAACGCTTCTGCTTCTTGATGTCAATACCTACTACCTCAAAGCCAGCGTCAGCGTAGCCTTTGCTCGCTCCTCCTGCCTTGCAGTAAAGGTCAAGCAGTTTCATCAGTACCAGCCTCGTCTATCGCTGTGGTTTTTAGCGCGACACGCGCTCCCTCCGTAGCGATGACTAAGGTATCTAAGACCGTGAAGGATTTGATATTCAGGTCGGCTATCTTTCTCTCTAAGGAGCTGAGCAATACCGTAAGCGCTTGATCGTTTGTTGTCTGCGAGGTGGTCAAACCTGCTCTCACGGGTCCAAAGGGTGACAAGGCAGGTGAGTTCTCGCTTACTGTATCCGAGTGCTCTTGCGTAACCAACCGCAAGTGTCTTGTTTTCACGCTTCTCCTCCATCGTTGCTTTCGTCCGCGCTTTCATAATCGGTACGTCCGGCAACATCGGGGACGG